TTAACTGCGTGCAGCCTTCCTCAGAGCAATGATCTCTGCTTCCAATTGATTGTGCTTCTGATCAAGCTCGTCGGTCTTGTCGCTCAGAATCCGCAACAGATATGGAGCAGCTCTTTCAAACAAATCTGCTTCGTTCATATCCAGATGCACGATCGTGTTTGCTATGGCGCGGATCTCGGCGATGTCGTTGCTTATGTCTACGGTCATCATTGCGCACCTACTTGAAACTCGGTGTGGATGCCCGTGCGGATTTCTTCAGCGAGCGCATTCATCTGATTTGTCGCATTGCGGATCGCGTAGTTTGCAATCCTGATCTCGTCGGCCAGATGCGGATACATCTTGGCAATTGCAGGCAGGGATCTCTCAGCTACCAAGTCCGCAACTTCGACGGCATTCTTCGCATCCCACATAGCGCTCTCTAAGTCGCCGTAGGTCGGTCTGGACAAAGCTTCGCCGGCGGCCGGCGCTGGTGTGCGTGGCATATTGGTCTCCATTAACTGTCTGCTAACCATGTTTGGCGGAAATGGTTGTCAATGCTTTTCGTTGATGTTAGTAATATGCATCGATGCCAATCATGTCAACGATTATTGTTGACGTTAGTAAAAAATAATTAAGGCTGCCTTTACCATGATCTCACCACATCAATCCAGAGGCGCGCGTGGTTTGCTGGATTGGTCACAGACGCAACTTGCTGATGCAGCCAGCGTGAGCCTTTCAACAGTCAGAGACTTCGAAAAAGGCCGACGTATCCCTATCGCAAATAATTTACACGCTATTCAGAAGGCGTTCGAAAACGAAGGCATCGAGTTTGTTTCTAATCACCCAAGGATCGGCGTGGTCAGAGTTATGCCGCCTTCTCTTTTCGACAATCTCGACTAGAACTGTTACTGAACGTAATCCGTTCAGTAATCTTTTGTCCTGTTTTCGCCCCCCCCCAACACGCGGGGAATTTAAGCTTCCGAGCGCTAACCGCCCTTGCGTATTACCCCGATCCAGCCCGCGCTATTCGAAGGGCGGGGGGTTGTTGAAGCAATTGGATGGTAGCGGCGATCATCGAAAAATCGAGGGCGACCATGGTTCTTCATTCACACAGCGCGAAGCCGCTCGATCCGATAAAAAAAACGCCCCTCTAAGGGCGCTAAATCGTGTTAACCATTCCCATAAGGGATAACTGTTAGTCTAAAATTGTTTCCCACTGCTTAGTAGAAGCTTAGTTGCCATCCTAAATAATTACAGCCCAGATCCGTTTCGAAAAGTTGACACTTTTTTGCCAGATGGACACGCCAATAGTGAAGTTGTAGATCGCGCTATCAATTTGCACAAGAACGGCAATCTCGACCCAGATCCCTAGTGTCAGCTACGTTATCAGGGCAACGCGCTCGGAGATGAACTGCGCAATCTCTGAGGGTTTAAAACGTCTCGAATCCACGTAGCCGTCGGTCTGGAACACCCCGTCGACGGTGCCATCGTCCAAGCGCACAAACATTACCCTTCGTTCTGCCCGGTTCATGATGATGTCGCGTATCGCGCGGAACTCTACACCGCACCAATCCTTTCGTTGATAGTCGTCGCCGATGAAGACAACGATTAGTTTGCAGCGGTTGCGGTAGATATCTTGAAGGAGAGTGTCAAGTGACGGCCGGGCAAGCTGAGAAACATAGTTGTTGTCGTAAAAATAGGCGTTATGACCAATCCGCGACCCGAGCTCATAAGCTACTTTCTCGACCAGATCGCGTGCCTCTCCCGGGAAAGAGAGACCTACGTCAAAATCATGCTGCGTAATATCAACGGCTCGGCTTGATCGACGCGTAAGTGGCGGCAACGCCATGCCCTTGGCAGTGTGCAGTTCCTTGGGCAGGTTCACGTCTTTGACCGCCCAGTGCGTACGATTCATCTCCCATGGGCCGATATCAAGCTCGAATGCTAGTTTGTCAAAGTCTGCGGCAGTTAGGAAGGGTGTGCAGGAGATACATTCATACTCGATCCGCACTTGCCACCGTCTCACAGTCACCTTTCGGATGAGGCCAAACTTGGGATCAATCTCACGATGAGACTCGTAAGCAAAAATCGTGGGGAGGAGAGTCAATTCCGCTAGAGCGTTTGCGTCCAACTTTCCGAACTTCTCAGCAAGCTTTTGATCCGTATATTCGTGCTGCCTAACGCAACGCGAAAGGTCAAACGTACATGGGTTACCTTGCCACTCCTCCTTCCAACCAGAAACCAATAAATTGTACACTGTATTGTCCTTATAATTTTTTGAAGGTCTAAATCTTAAGTGACCGCCTTAGATTGTTAAGAAGGTTGCGGGTATGATCGAACACCCCCGGTTAGTTGTCCTGTAGTATGTCACGGATTGGCTCATTGACGACCGGTGTCCAGCCGTCAAGACGAGATATAAGCCTGTAGAAGCAGCGGGCAAAAGCAGCTTGGGCAGCGACAAGGTTAGCCTGTTGGCTGAGTGCTCCATTGTGAACGATTTCGCTTCGGGCATCGTAAAGAGTGATAACCGCCTGCTTGTAGGACTCGACACCAGGTACGCCCTTGAGGCAAAGGCCTATTCGGCGCCCAATTCGATCGGCAATACCCCTCTGGTAATTATCGGTGAGTAAGGTTTCGAAAGCAACTGCGATTGCAACGATAGCTTCCGACTTGTTGATGCGCGATCCAAATGACTGCCGATACCAGTCAAGTGCGGTTACAAGGCGTTGATAAAGACGTTTCTGGACCTTGTCCTTACTCGATAAATTCACGTGGCGGAAATAGCCTTGTTCAACTGTCTTAAGAGCAGGCATGATCGCGGAAGAGATTCTCCTCATACGCGGGGTCGACAACTCGTCAGTTGAAATTACTGCTGCAACATCAGAAAGGCGCGCTAGCTCGAGCGCAGAGACGTTCATAGGCACGCGTCTGAGGCTCATGGGCCGGCTTGGAAGGTTCTCCCCGATCAAATAGTGGCGGATGTCGAGAGTTTCCCAATTACTAACGCTGGAGGTTGACTCAAACCTCTCAACTGGGCCATTCATTTCAACCGAAAGCGCGTGTAGCATGAGCAAGTAAGATGCCGCTGTGCGGATCTTCAACGAATATACGAACTGGTTCTCGTACATGCTGCCCGTATGCGAGGCGAGCCGTACTAGCATTAGCGGATTTTTGGCCAACCAAGTAGCATGATTTGCAAAATGGCGGACATCCTCAAAGTCAATCTTTTGCTTGATACCGAGTGACCTCGACATCTTATTCAAACGCTCATAGGCGTCCTTCACCGAGTGCTGTTGACCGCTCAAGGCGTATCCAGATTGCGGGAAAGCGACCCAGTCACGCAGCGACGATGAACGGTCAAACAGTTTAGGTCTCTTAAAACCAAAACTAGTCAGCGGATAGAGAACGAAGCCAGGTCGTTCTGCCCCCATGTGCGCGAGGTCGGTGACGACCTTACCAACTATGTTGCCTCCTCCTGCCTTAACGGCATTTAGTACACAATCGTCGAGAATAGATCGCCCGACATAGATTTCGCGTGACCAGATTTCACGAGCAATCGCCGCGCGCAGGTTGAGGATGTGGTGTTCGATCGCAGTGCGATCTACCTCCGAGAGCTGAGTTTCGTCGGTGACGAGATCGTCGATCGAGGTAAAAAGATTAAGATAGTTATGCTTATTGGCGAGATAGCTTTCTGACTGTCGGATCGACTTAGTCGATCTAACCGAAACGTTAGATAGAATGTTCACTTCAAAATCCCCCGCCAACTCAAATTTGCTAGCTGAATCGCACCCTATCGCATCAATACCAAGTGCGCTGTTTTGATGCCATTCAATAATTAAAGTTCGTTGGACTTTACTCTGCTGCTTCAGGAAAAAAGTCTCTATACTCAAACGAGGACGAACGGTGTTTCGATACCAAAGTTTGCTGAGGATGGCTTTGCGCGATGTTCAACTACAAACTATCCAATCCCTTATCCACCTCCTTCCACAGCCCCAAAATCCCGGATTGGCAGGTTCTCGATCCAGATTACTACAGAAGGCTGGCAGATATTAAAACTGTTAGATGTATAGAGCCAAGCCCGATCCCCTCTTGCCGCTCAATAGAAGCCGTGCAAAATGTAATAAGGGCAATTTGGGGACGATAAATGAATATCCGTGTTCTTGCATCGATTGCAACCGCAATCGTTGTTATTGGCTGCCAGTATAAGGCAGAGCCAATCAGCGTAGCATCTTATAATGTCTACTCATCATACGACGGCAAGCTTCCAGGCAAATACCTTTTGTATGTAGACGGCGCCAAACTCGACAAGCCTATCAAGCCCTCGGACTTTAACTGTGCAGCACACACTTTCCCACTAGCCTTGTCTCAGAGCTTCTCAGGTTCAGTCCGGAAGACGTTCCAAAACCTCGTCAGCGAACTTGAAGTCGTTAATCAACCAGTAGATAGAAACGATTTACGCGCCCGAGATGCAAAGGGCATGATTATCGTTCGCGGTGAAGACGTCGATGCACGTCTAAGAGTGGTTCCCGGCTTCTGGTCTGCAGGTATGGATACCAATGTCGAGATTTCGGCATCGATCACAGTTGACGGTGTAAACGGCCGACTACTAGGGACAACGGTTTCAGGCAATGGCAATGCACAAACTGATGCTGGTTTTGCATGTGAAGGCGGCGCGAAGTCGCTTGCCGGATCGGCGGAAAAAGCGATGAAAGAAACCCTTGGTCGTCTCGGCGAAGCACTCGTTAATTCAGAGCGTGTCAGGAAGGGCGGCTGAGTACGTTTCTAGTTCTTCCGCTAACTAAAAATTTGAGTAAAAAATGATCGAATTATTTGTGAGTGCCTCTGTTTCGATAATGTTGGGCGTCGTTGCTTGGGTTCAATGGCAAAATACAGAACGGCGCGAAATTGCAGAGGCAAAGAAGGTCGAGGGAAGCCTCGCGAAGCAAAGAGACGACCTTCTTACGCAATGGGGCTTCGAAGTAATAGCTATGATGTCCCAGCTAGAAACGCTTTGCGACCCCATCACAGGCATAAGAAGCAGCAACTTCCGCAGCCAAGCAGAAGATTTGGCAACACATGCTAGCGCCTTGACAGATCAGGGTCGTTTATTCTTTCCAAACATTCCGGCGGGTTTTACCCGTAATGGGTACAGACCTGCACTTCTAGATCAAACATTGAAATGTTGTTACATAGCCAGACACTTAGCAGAGAATGGCACAAATGCTAAAGTGAGTGTTCTGAGAGCACATGTAGGTGATGCTAGGTCCAGTTTCATGCAGATGTTACAAGAGGAAGTTCGACCTTCTTTACGCCAAGTCACTGATGCCCACGGAGGCTCAAGAATAATTCCCAATGTAGAAATGTGGCCGGCCCCACTAAACAAGCGACCAAGATTCAAAAATAGCTGTCTTACATGAGCAAAAAACCGCCCGCTCACCCACAGCACAGGAGCGCTTGGCTGAGAAGCTGGAGAGGTGCATTTAGAGGGCCTCTCGCACCAAGGCGAGAGGATTGATAAACAGGCTTCGTTTGGTATGAAGGAGCATTAAATCAAAATTCATCGTCAAGCATTTTTTCTGCGATTCTCAGGCTGGTAGCTTTGTTCGACGACAGGCCGAGATCGAGCCAAAAAATGACGTTATAGAAATAACTTTTCCCATCGATTATGTAAGAGTTAAGGATACTTTGAATGCGCGCACGAGGGAAGTAAGATACGCATTTCAGAGCTATTACCTGACGCACTTCGTCATTATCGATGTTAAGCCAACTCTCAATTTTCGAATCATCAAAAGACTTCAACTGTGACTTGCTGAATAGCTTAAATATTTCTTTTTGAAGCACCACAGACATATCTTTTTTCAATAAATCTGCGATACGATTGCGTGCTAACTTAAGTAACAGCCTTGCAGACAGTCTAAGTTCATTCTTGTTGTCGTCAAACATTAGCGATAGCCGCGTTCGTCCGTAAGTCTGTGACAATTTTATGATGCGATTAACGTCTTCCCAATCACCGAATTTTTCTAAGTAAATCAAGATTTCTTTGGAAAAAGGTATCTCATTCTCGTCGATCTTCTTCCGGATAAGATCGATGTCTTCACCTATTTTCTTTGAACATAGAATATTCATGGATCTGAGAAAAATTTTGTTTCGAATGAAATCTTCTACTTCTTTTTTGGGATTAAATAGATTACCAGGCATTTTATCAATGCGCGTTCTAATGAATACTTTAAAATCATCGTTGATATTCGCAACGAGTTCATTGCGAGTTTTCTTGAAATACTTGTCATATAAGGCCAACGATGCGTCAGTGCTGTATATATTTTCCGATTTTTGCATCTCTATCAGATCGTTATAATCTTTCTCACAGAGAATATCATGCTTATAAAGGGAGAACTGTATTTCTCCATCTTCATCATAACCGGAATAGTAAAGACCAATCCCCTTGCTCGGTCTGACAATCGCAATGCGTGCATCATCTAATGAATATTCAGCCAAGGCGAGTTTGAGCGCTCGGGCACCTATAGCCCTGATTTCCGCAGAGTCGCTTTCAATAAGCACTTTTGCTTCTGATGTACTAATAGCGTTTCTTTTCAAAAGCTCACTTGCAACGATTTTTCGAAAAGCAAACGATCGATTATTGAGACAGCGCAAAAGAATGCTAGTTTCAATCGTCGATAAATTAGCTAACAATTTAGAGGCAAGCTTGGTTGAAATTTCTGAATCTTCTCGGGTCGCAATGAAATTTAGTGCGTCATTGGTGCTTTCGCGTAAGAGTATTTGGATTTTAGCAATAACAGCCGCTTGTGACACTGTTGCTTGGGGAGAGGATATGAGGGCTTCGATGCGCTCAAGATCCACTTTTAACCCACAAATCGCTAAATAATTAATTGCAGATACCAGCCGGTCAGGATCCGAGTTTTTAAGCCAGTGATCGACTAACACCCCTCTCTCTAAGTTATTAGGGAGTTGATTAAGTTGTTCGTCGATTAAACCTAATACAACGAACGCATTCTTTTTAGCTTCATCAGGGCCAGACAATGTTGCAAGAGCAAGCGCGGTGCTGGCAACTGTATCTTGTTTGTAGAGCCAATGGAACAACGGAGCAGATCTTGTTTGATAGTATCTCACCCCAGCGCGCAGCAACCCCCGCCGTTCTCTATCAGAAAGATCAGCGTCGCGTATATCTCGGAAAATAAGGTTGGCATCGTGTGCGCCGATTGTTTCAATATCGTTTTGAGACAGCTGTAAACTATGCGATAAGAGCCGGAAGCGGGCCACATCAGTGGGCGAATAATCAAATGACTGGCTATCATTTCGATTATCAATGAATTTATAAAGGAAAGTCTGTACTTCGTGCGAAAATAGGGAATTTTTCCCTTTGGCATTCTCTAAGTTACTGTCTGCACTACTGTTTTTCAGTAGCGATTTATCATCTGTTTGATTACTCTGATCAAGCTCAATTTCTCTTTTGAGAAACATTGCGATGATTGAACGGACTTTCTGCTCGAAGTCGGCTAATCCAGAAAAGCTTTGGTATAGGCCGCGAAACTTTGACGTAAAATCTTGCTTAAATGCTATGACTTTTTCAAGTTGAGGTCCTGGGTCCTGCTCTTCTTCCCGTGCAATTTCTTTGAAAAGCATTGAAATGCCGGGTTTTGTGGTCTGTTTGAATCGTGACTGAGCTCTTTCGTACTCTTCTTGGAATCCTGACGTGAATTCACTTCCTTCCGGACCTGGCGGTGTACCCCAACGCTTCCATAATAAGCCAATGAAATAATCGCACTGATCTAGATCTCTATTAATTACCTCCTGTGCTCTACCATCTTGAGCAACGGTGTCCTCCCATCCAACTAGTTCGATTTGATAACCTCTTGAGTAAGCATGATTCCGATTTTCCTCATCAACCACACGCTTCGCAGTTGTTCGCTCCTCTTTTAAGTCACCTGGAGACGCCAAAAATACTTTAATTATGGTACGATTGCTTTTCATTCTGCCATCTAACGCGCGTTTCAAATGTGTTTATCTCAAGTAAGTGAAACTTAAAATGGACCGCAATATATTCGATTTGCAATCACAAAGATTAGAAATCTTGACTGGCTTCGGTTCACCGTAATCCAACATAATCGCTACATTGGAACCCGTGCTTCACTAGCGTAAGTGTGGCGGGTTGCATTACCAATATCAATGGTTGCAGGAGGGCGATGCGGGGTTTTCCGCAGGAATTGCGTGCCTGAGTATTAAATACTTCCCGAATATTGGAATGACACGCAATATTCGACGTGCCATATATCCGCGACGAATTGTATGCGGGCGAGTAATGAGCAGTTTCAAAAAGAAGATACTTAATGGTCAGACTTACGACATGGCACATCTCAATAGCCATACAATGCAAGTCACACATGGCGCAGCCACCTATAATGTTGGTGTAGAATACAGTTGTCACTGCTTTACGCGTGAATTTAAACCGGGCGATTCGTTGGATTTAATCTATAAGCACGGGAACGAAACACGGGCCTTTGACGTGAACAGATTCAATCTGTCTGCGCAGTTAAGCGGGTACATCCAAGACCTTCATAATCACGACATCTATCATGATGACCGCGATACTTTCCTTGTTATTCGTTTGAACGGGGGGGACTACGCTGTCTTTATGCGCATTCATAAAGCGACTAAGAATAAGCATCATGATGTGATATTGCGTGTGAAGACGGCGCATCTGAGAAATAACTTCTTTATTTCAAAGCCTGCATACCGGTTTACCCGAGTTGTCCATCTGACAGCTAATGGTCACGGTTTACCTAAGCAGAATAAAAGCAAAATTATCAGGATCTAAAAAGCAAAATAGACCCCGCAGGGTCTACCGCTGGACCGAAGTCCGCATGGAACCGTTTTACACGCATCTCGCGTAACCGTTTCTGGCTTGGCTGCCCTCTCGATCTTCCGATCTCACCACATGCAGGCACTAGTGTTGTATGATGGATGCGTTACAATGTCAACGAATAAGTATCGAATTGGGAATTTATCGCCAGTATCAGCGGTTTAGATAACTACATTCACAGCCACTTACAACCCCTTCACCTCGGCACCTCAATCAGCTGAAAACTGGCAGTCGGAAAACCCCCACTGGCCATTTGGAGGCTGTCCTTCACGAGTCGAGTGCTCATCACGCTCAGACGAAGGAGTTGTGGCCCGCAATCTGTCATTGTGGTGGAAGTGAAAGGGGCGTCAAGAACAAAGGAAAGTCGGTACATCTGAATCTCGGCGCCACTAGCACATCATCACATGTGTTAGGCGCTAACTCCCCGTTATCCACATTTGCCCCCAGTGCATTCCCACAATATCTAGCGTCTGTGGCTTTATGGTAAACCAATACTTGACGCTAGTTGCCGCTTCCATCATCAGTTGTATTAATTAGATGATTTGGTATTTCGACGATGCAAATATTCTGCGATGAAAGTGGCGGCTGTGAGAAAGGAACGTTAGTCGTTGCATCAGTAACGATTGATCCACATATCGCAGATCGGTTTGTGAAAGATTTTCGAAAGAAAAGGAAAATATCAGGCGAATTGAAAGGTAGCAGTTTCAATCATGATGATAGAATGTACTTTTTCGAAATGCTCGACCGTATTGATGATGCGACCAGTGTGGTTGTTGGATGCACTCGGACGGACAACGCTGGTGCTTGGCTACTTCACAACAAAACGCCGATATACATCTACAATGAGCTAATATTTCAATCCTGTGCTGCACATTTAGAAGGTTATAACGGTAGCGTTACAATCAAGCCAGATGACGGTAAATACTCGGCTTCCGTGATGAAGGAACTAGAAATCAGTTTGCATAGTCGGTTTATCCAAAATTACGATGCACGGTTTTCTATTCAGTTTTCCGAAAGCAGCAGAACCAGCGGAGTGCAAATTGCAGATGTCATTTCAAATACGACTTACAAAGAAGTAGCATCGGGAATCTTTGACCTGACGGACAATGACTATTGCGGCAGTATGTGGCGTGGTGGACGCCTTCAGTTTCGCAATATCGATCTTGGCGAAGACAGACCAGAATGGTTGGAGGCCGCTGAATAGAAAAAAGGGTTGCGTGGAGCAACCCTTTAAGAAGAAAGCGTCGGCACTTTACCGTTGTTCCTGCTTCGAGTTACTATCGGTGTCGCGATGGACCCCTCCTGGGCAGGCAGTAGGTGCGGTCACTTCATTTAGTGAACACTTTCCGTGACGCATGATTTGTATATGGCGTAGATGACGGACCCGTCAAGTTAATAATCAACATTTAATTGATAAATTACCGCAATTACTACGGCGAATTTGCACCTTTTCCTCACCCCCTCGCCCGCGTCGTCTTCTGCTCAAACACCCTATCCATGCGCTCGGTGAGCCCGTCGATGCGGTTTGCAACGCTTTCAATGGCGCGCATGATCTGCGAGGTCTGTTCCTGCATCCCGGCCTTTGTGGCGAAGGTTTCAGCCGCACGCAGCTTATAGTCTGACAGCTCCTGCCGCGTCAGCGCGGCAAGCGCTGTTGCTGCTTCTGCTTTGGCGGCCGTTTCGTTTCTAGCGGCGTTGATCTTGCTGTCGACGTACTTCCAAAGGCCAAACAAAAAGCCAAACAGCATCACGATGAAGCCGACAACGCCCATGATTTCTGGTCCGGTCATTTCATTTTACCCGTCAATTCGTTCATTGCAGCATTCCTCAAGGCCGTACCCCGCACAGCTTTTCCATTTTCTCATTCTCGGCCAAGATCTGGCGCTTGGTTTCTGACGTGTCTTCGTGGCTGGCGTAGATCACCCGCGCCACGTCACAATAGCTACCGCTTGTCGCGCATCCACTTAGCAAGCCGAGCGTCAACAGCGCTGTCATCAAGACGGCTGATTTCATTTTCTATCTTCCGTGCTTTTGTTGCCGATTGTGCTTCGCGCGCGGTCTGAGCTGTTTTGCTGTCAGACCGGCCTTTGAGGTACGCGCCGACAAGGACGGCCAGCGCCGCAGCGATTGCCACGGCGTAGCCTGTCATGCGTGCCTTTATGGTTGCAAGCCACGTCACGACGCCACCCTCTTCAATTCGAGTCTGCCCGTATGCCAGAGCCAGAAGCCGCCACCGATGGCGACGAGAACAAGCGCGACAGTCAGGAATGCCCATGGGTTCGAAACTGCACTGATAAGGCCGGTCAGGAACGTGCCCCCGCCAGCTGCGACGATGGTTTGCACCGTCTTATCCTTGAGCAAAGGCACGTCGTCAGGCTTGGCGTCATCAGGAGCAGCGGCTTTCATTTCACGCGCAGCAATCAGACTGTCGAGGAAGTTGCGGTAATAGCCGGCGATCAGCATGGCCTTGTCGGTGCCGTTGACGATAGCTCGCGCGCCTTCAGGGTCTGCTTTGCCCTTACCGAAATAATCCGCGAGTTTACGGCCAGTGAACTTGCCCAACACCATGCCTTCAAAGAGGATACGGATTGCCGTGGCTAACTCCAGCGCCTTCTCTGGTGCATCGGCAATTCCGAACGTCTTGTAATTGTCCTCGCCAGTGATCTGAGGCAAGCCTCGCCCGCGATAAGTCCAGCCGTCGTTAACGCTGTCGTTACCCATGCGACCGCCGTAGACCTTATTCGCAAGAGCCTGCGGATTCTTCACAAACGGCTGGGCCGCAGCAATGGACGAAAAACGCTTCGGCCATGTCTTTCGAATTTGCGCCGCACTGGTGTAGTTGAGATTCTCAACAACCGGCTGCATCTTGCCGCCAGTCTCATGAAACACGGTTGCAAGAATATAAGCGGTCTGCTCGTCGGGAAGGTTGCGGCGCTCGGCTTCATCCAAGATAGCCGATGTGCCATCAACCTGAGCCTGGCTCAAACGGCCGCCAAAAGGCGCGCGCCTCGCATACGCGAAGAACGTTGTTTTGTTCATTGAGTTGTTCCGTGAAAATGGCAAACTAAGTTCGCCGTTTGATTCATGGGCGGAAATTGGGGAAATACGAATGCCGTTTTATCATTGCGCGCCGTTGAGATTGGGCGCAGGCAGCATCATTGAGCCGGGCAACTGGGGGAGAATCAAAAGATCTTTTGAACAGCTCCCAACCCAGAACTATCGAGAAATAGCATATGAATTCGGCAGATTAGCGTTAAATCCCGCTGCCCCTAGTCGACTTGACTGCGTGTTCTGTTGCGAGACTCTGGCGGAGGCAAATAATTACCTTGCTCAAAACGCGCCAGCTTCGGTCATACACGAAGTCGTACCAACAAATCCTCATGCTGTTATTTTTAGAACGTCGTGGGATTTTGTTGGCAACGTAAACCCCAATATTGTGACGCCGTTTGCAGATTTAGAGAACGGGATACGCTCATATTGGGCGGGGAATCCTGTACAGCACGTTGAAGTTTTGATTGGAGGATCAGTTCGCGTGCTTTGATCTGCGTCAAGGCGCCAGCAACTCCGCCGCTCGTTGCTCACCGAATAACTGCATCGCCAACTGTTCGAGCAGCGGCCAAAGCTCGTGATCGGAACGGAAAGTTTGAGCGGTACGGAAGATGTTGCGAGAACGTGGGTCTTGCGTTTCCATTGCCGCTTCAATCGCCGCCGCCTCAGTCTTGGAAGTGCGCTCCCAGAGTGTGACGGCTGGAAGGATGACTACAGGCTCCGGCGTCTCAATTGGCTTAGGTGCAGGCGGTACGGTAATCTTGCCGTCAGGTGACAGCCAGAGATTTGCAGACCGCGCATCATCCCATTGCTGGTCCGTCACCCCGTGAGCATCTTTGGGGATGTCTGGGTTGACCGAAATAGCCTCGCCTTCCTCATTTAAGACAGGCGGATAGGTGATTTCGTCATAGTAATAAAGCGGGAAACCTTCCGGTCCAAACTGTATGAACTTGTAATTCATGATGTCACCTTATGAGAAAACCAGTTCCGCTTGTGTTATTTACTTGAAGGGTGATACCGCTGCCCGCCGCGTCATTCAAAACAAACTCAAAAATAACAGTATCACCGACTGCTAAGGGAAGGATGGCTTGCACTGTTATTGGCATGAACCACAATGTTTTACTTGCACCAAAATTGGCAACAGCAACACCGTTCTTCTTTATCCTAGCCGTGCCAAATCCAGTATTTGAGTTGCCCCCGTTCCATTGAGCTGAGAAGGAAAAGAAATAATTCCCCGCCTCTGGACACAGAAAACGCGTTCCGTTCCAAGAATTTCCAACGTTAACCGTCACATTATTTAGCGGGACACCAGTATATGACCCATTGCTTATTGATACGTCACTAGATGCAACGGCAGAGAACATAGGTCTATTGGCACCCATGATCGTTCTAGCGGCAGCTTCATTTGCAGCGCCAAGGGCCGTTCGAGCGTATGCGGTTAAAGTTGTGAGTGCCGCAGCATCTGCTCCCGTAAGATAAGGCAATCTATCAGCTACCGCCGCCCCCGCAAGGTTAAGCAAAGCTATTGCCGCAGCACCAAGGTCACTAAGTGCTAGATCGCCGTTGGCGTCCGTGCGCAGAAACTTGCTCGCAGCCAACGCTAGGGTTTTCAACGCTCCCGTTTCATCAGTCTGCAATATCTGACGGTTGCCGAGTGTCAGAGCAGCAAGTTTGCCAAGGCTTCCTTTGGGATCCTGCACGCCAAAACTTGAGGTCGGTTCCAGCACATACCCACCAGTCGCATTCCCGACAGGCACTTTTCCTTCCTCAACGCCAATCTCAGCAAGACTAGAAAGAACGCCGTTGCCAAGCAGCTCGATGAGTGTTGTCGCTTGAGCGGTCACACGAGCGCCATCTGGCAAATACCGCGCTCGGTACGGCGCATTCGTGAGTGAAGTACCAGTCCACGGCGCCGTCAGCGTCAGAGACGTGTTGCTATTCACGCTGGCGATAACAGCCGTCAGGTTCTGAATTTGAAGCGTGTCACCTTCACGGAACTTCGCCACATCAAACAGTGTACCTGTGCCGGTGACAGCCGTTGAGCCATTGGCGAGCGTAATCGTGCCAGAGGTGTAATCTGACAAAACAGCCATTGTATTCTCCGATTTTCGGATTGTTAGAGCGTTGCAGCTCCGAGGATGTAGTAGCGAACGCCAACAGGATCAGGAAAGCCGGTGCCGGGCCCCTGACTGTTCCCAGGCGATATGTGAACGACACAATGGTCAGAGTTGACAACGGTCGCCATTGACTGACGAAGCACCTCAACGGCGCCGCTCCCCGGCGAAATATACATTGCGTGGTTGCCCTGCCTGAACATGTCACCAAATTCGACAATCACCTTTGGGAACACGAACATGCCCTGACTGTCGAAGTTGATACGAGCGCCAATATTGCCGTAGCGCCAGTTTACCTGATTAGCAGAACTGAAATTCGCGGCAGGAATATAGCCCTCGGCAAGGACAGTGACGGCGCTGAACCGTGTGTCGATCAGGATGTCGTTGTAACCGGGCACTGTATCGCTTGAACCCGGCCTTTTGATCTGGAAATGCTCATTGCCGAGCTTTCTGACGACCTGACTCCCGCCACTTGTGTAACCCTGCAAACCAGTCGCGTAGAGCATGAAGCGAATAGCAACGGAGTGCGTTCCAGTGACAGAGAACCGAATGCCGCCCGGCTCCACCTTGTAAAAAGCGTCCGTTCGCTCCTCATTCAGGCCCGAATTCAAGTTCACAGGAGGAATAGCAAAGCCCCACCCATTCAAATTGCAGATCGTGTCACAGACCATGGATGGCGAGAGATCGAAGTCGATTGAGGCTGGCTTGGCGACGAAGTACGATCCACCTGGCTGAATAGCCGGCGTTTCTCCCATCATCACGCACTTAACCGGCGTGCGGTTGCTGTCCATGATCAGCTGACGACCGGTTGCCGTATCGACGCTAAAGCCCGGCCTCGCCATCTTTGCGCGCGTCGGCTCCAAGGCAAAGGCAAGCTGCCCAGACGTTGGCGTTCCATTCGGTGTCGGGATTGCCACGTTGTTACATGGTAAGTCCCAAATCATCGTTGTGACAAAATCCCAATCACCTGAAAGGTAAGCGTCAACTGCTGCTGTTTGGTTCGATGGTCGAATGCACCAACCCTGATATCCGAACTGGCTCGGTATGCGTCGATAGCCAAGGCCAGTCGGCTGCGTTTCATACGAGTAGCAGGTCACGCCGTAGTTGGTTACTGAGAAATAGTAAGCAGATGACGTGCTCGGCTTGAAATTATAGAGAATGCGAGCCGTTCCATCACCAGAGATGAACTTCATCTCTGCAAACGGGATTGTGCTCTGGATATCAGGCATTCTTCCGATAAGACCATAAATGTCATACCGAGCCGTGTTCGCGCCTGCGGTGGTATATGAGCTTTTCATAACCCACTGATCGGTCATAGCCCCTGTCTGCAAGCCGTAGAAACTACCCGGATCATAGCTACCCGGATAGTTCGATTTGTTCAGTGTCTGAGGCAATTGGAAATGACCAAACACGTAAGAAAGGTTGCTTGCCTCAGAATTGAAATAGAACCGGCTAAACGCGCTATTCGCTACAGACAGCGGGTCGTCACCGTCGAACTTCATGATTTTCATCACGGGTCCGACACCCGGCTTCCAGCCCGCGTACCAATTGACCATTAGACGAAAATCCTGATGTAAGCGTTGGTGCCGTCTCCGCGAATATCCAGCTTGCTGTTGTTCGACAAAAGCCGGTCGAATTTCAGCGTACCAAGCCGCATGTTCATGGCGTAAACCTCATCGTTCTGAACAACAAACGGATACGTATACCCACCGCTTGCGCCGGGATTTGCGATAGCAAACTGGTTAGAAATCACCACAAACTGGCTGCCTGTTGTGGTCACATTGACGAACCATCCCGCCTCTTTCCAACTGTCAGCAGTGCCAACGCGGGCGAATGCAGAGATTTTCGTTGATGCTCCACCGCTGCCTGACGTTGCCGTCATGCGCCACGTTGCGTTAGCAACAGTCCCGTCGACAGATGCATTGACCTCAGTCAAAGCATTCGAGATGGCGGTCATATCGCCTTCTACGCCATCAACGCGGCTTTGAAGGAGGGTAACAGTGCTCGCATCGGCCTTCGTGCCAAGGCTTACATTGATCTGCGTTAGCTGCTGTCCGATGGCGCTGTTTGGCCCTGTCGCGACAAGGATATCTTCTTGCCATGATGCTTTAGCCGTTCCAAACGTGCTTGTAAGCTGGCGCCGGATCTGCTGCATATCAGCATAGTTGCTGTTATGATTGTCAGCCGTGCTCGTTGCCAGTTCCTGCGCTTGCCTTTTAAGCTCACGCATGTCGTCGGTTATCCAGTTGACCAGCCCCGAAAGATCATCATCCAGACGGCCATAATCTACAGGACTGTCGTCACTTGTGGTTTCTTGCGTTAGAACCAACACGGGATCAGACCAAACCACAGGACGCGTTCCTGACGCAACCTTAAGGCGATAGCGAACATTCCATTCCGACTTGCTGGTCAGTCCATTCACGATCTGAAAGACAGTCACGTCACGCGGCACGTAAGCCGTGAATACCTGTTCGGGGTCGTTCTCTGGCCAGTACTGGATATCAACGCCTTCAACAGTGATGTCGTCTATCGCGTCCCAGAACAACCGAATGCCGGGATATTCTTGGCCATCATCGCCAATAACCTTGTTAGGAATAGCGTTGAAGTTGGACAACTGAGCCTGATAGTCCGGCTGGCCGTTCGGTGTCGGCACTGGCGGATTTGTTGCATACGCCGTCGGATCAAAGATACCGTCTCCAACCTCCTGCCACGAGATGGAAACATCACGAACACTGTCGCTGCCCATTGCGCCAAGGGCTTTCGAATGAACCTGAAACTTGATCGTGCGGTTATAGCGGGCTGAGACCCATTGAACCCATTGGCCAACCTGCAATCCAAGGAACTTCGGATGCACAGTGAAGTTGCCGTTCGCCTGATAGCGTGAGGCACGGATAGCGATATCTGCCAGACGGTCGCCTACGCGCGGATCAGTGACGGCGGTGTAATCCACCTTGGAAGCCAGTCGCTCACGATCTTGAGCCAATGCAGCAGCATCAACGCGCGTAGTGAGCGATGTCGTTTCATAGAACAACGCAGGGCTGACATAGGAAGCTGCAACAGTGTTGACGAGTTCAGTCCGCGTGCGTGTCAACGACAGCTGGAAAGATTTTTCCCACGCAATGTCATCATCAGTGATCGTTGCAACAACTGCCTGATTAGCGCCGACGATTGGATACTCACCTGTAACGCCTTCAATCCAAGATCCTGCACAAGCCTCACGCAAGGGCGTCATATTGGTTTCGTGCGTAACGCCGTCACCAGATGACGCAATCAATGCCGCTGCATAACGCTTGCTGCCGTCTGGCATGACTTCATCGCAGATATTCATCGCGGTGAACCATTCAGACAAAGGCAAACGGCTCTGTGCAACGCCTCGGCCAACGATCTTTTCCGTGCCGTTGTAGATGCCTAGTTCAAGATTATACATCATGACAGCGGGATTATCGGAGAAAGCCCAAGTATCCTGATTATTCCTGCGCTGTGTCCCCGATCCACCGACACTCGTGTCAAAGCGCGGGTCATACAATGGAGCGCCACGAACCTCGAACATAAGGCTTGGCGGCGAAGTCAGATTATCGGCCTCCATGCGTGACGTCACCACGACGTAGCAAATACCAGCCCCACGATGAGCAGAAGTCCAGCGTCCAGGCGGATTGGCATCAGCTACCAGATTATAATCAGCTGCCTGATCCATGGTGCCCTGATAGAAGCGAACCCAGACTTCTCCCCCTTCATGGACACCCAGCACTTTCCTGCCATACGCAATGTCGTCAGTGGTTAAGTTCTTCCACTCGCCATCCATCTGCACGCGCAAAAGCTCGACGCATCGAAAGTCAGAAAGCTTGAACACGTCCTGCACCATTCGGTTGCCTTTACCGAATGCATTGCGATAGACGTGATGCCCCATTGTGCCAAAGACGCCGAGGCCGACCTCACGGACGAGATTTTCACCGTACTTGGTTTCTGTGGCAGCGGCAGAAGACTTAGGTGTCTGCTGAAAGATCGACGTGAGCGCGTACTTTGCAGCGACCAGAAGCCCACCCAGCACAATGTTTGCAAGGACAGTACCGCCGAACAGCCACGAGCCAAGGCCTACTAGCCCCGTTACAATAGAAACAGGGTCCGCCGCCGCAGGCGATGCCAGCAGCGCGAATGAAATCGCCAGAATGTAAAACATCAGGAAACCTTGAAGGCCCTCTCGGCCATTGTGCGTGGCAGGAAGCGCAAACCGTCCTCGCCTTTCACCGCGAAGCCGTATTCACAGAAGTACCCGACAGTTTTCTCGAAAATGCCGACGTCACCGCGCTGCGCCATCGCAACAGGCGTATCCTCAAATCGGTCGGCCAAGACGGCGCTTAAGCTGGCAAAGCCTCGCTGCTTGATCAGGCGATAGGCATGTGCGCGGCTTTTGTATTTGCCTCGCACTTCAGATGCAGGATCGATGCCTGTAACCGCTTCAATCGCATCGGATGTGGTGAGAAGACAATCAGACTTTCCCCAGACCAGAGGCGTGTTTATGTGCGCCTCCGTGACAGCCACGAGGCGTTTTTCCCATTCCGGATGTCGCATCTGTATTGCCTTAATTGGAAATGGTGTGCTTATCTGCCATCGCGTTTACGCAGATGGGAGCAGTACCGATGGAATTCATAGTTAAGGACATAACCAAATTCGATATCGAAAGTGGCATAACCGGTGGTAAGGTCGAGTTCAATCTTCCCGACAAAGCCGGCGATGTGGAGGTCCTTCAAGGAATTTCAGTTGATCTGCGCATACAAATCCACGACGATTTAACGCTCTCGCAGATCGAAGAGATGCTTCTGAAAAAAGCAATGGAGCAACTACACGCTGTCGTTTCCAACTACGCAGGCAAGCCAGCACACGAGCTTCGTGTGCAGTCAGAGCAACTTTCATTGGCAATGCTTTCTGAGGAATAGTGTTACGGTGCTGTGATGTGGAAATTCTCTCGCTTCACCACTGAGGCATATTCGAAGAACTTGTCGCCCGGTGAAATGAGCTGCTGATCTTCGTGCGAGGCGGTGCGATAGCCGTCACGGTGATTTTCCAAAGCTGACGTCTCCACGTTGGCTTTCAACACCATTTCTCCGTCGTCAATTACGTGATCGATGGTGTCGATAAAACCTCGATACATCGGCTCGACGTGCAGCAGTTCGCGCGTGTCTGGATCAAAATAAGCATCCGACAGAATGACAGTGCGGCCTTTGTAATCGACGCTCTCAATTTGTGCGAGTTTATCAGGCGTCACACCGTAGTCCGCTGCCGTCGGCATGGTGATTGTGATCGGCAGAGCTTCCGCCCCCATCTGATAAGGCGGTTCTTCAATCCCAATAAGCTGGTTTGGAATGTAGGTGTTGCCATTCCAGGTGAACTCGGACGAACCATTCCACATATACCAAAAGCCGGTACCAAACTGGAATTCTCCGAGGGAGCGCACAACAATGCGCCCCTCATCCAGCAATTGCTGTAGACGAGTTGGGAAAGCCATGAAGCCTCCGAATTATAGGAAAGTGCAATCGACTATTGGTCGCGACTCGGCTTTGATGGGCGAGAAAACAATAGGTGCGATAATGTCGAAGAAAAAGAAAACACGTAATTACGACTATGATATCCAAGTAGCAACACTCGCAGGGATACCACTAGTTGGTATATCAGTCATTGCTACGGGGCTTCTTATGGGAACAACAGAGGCTCTTTCACAAGGGTTATTTCTTGGGGGTGGGTTAATAGTCTTGGCATGTTGTTTGAAACAACGATTGACCGGACGGTCTGTTTTCAAAATAAGTAAGAAATAAACTATAAAATTTCTACTGCCAGTTTACTCCTTATACAGCGCCTTATAATACCCTACTCTAGATGATCTTGCCTGTTCTAAGAGCACTCTGGCTAACTCTTCCCAAGCATCAGAACGGCGCTTTGTTTTAAGAATAAAGTAAACGTTTGCAGACAGTATCACGCACGTGAATATACTCAGCGCAGCGCTTAACTGAGTTAAGTCCATTTTTTCACCTTTTTATTCGGGGATACATGACTGAACATCATAAGATTGATCCGGATCCGTTCGTTCTAATCCAGACAGCTTGCGCAGTCGTCTGTGCGATATGTTCACTTGGGTCGTTAGCTATACAATACCGCAGTGAGCGCACTCGATTACCAGCAGACTATGAGAACGGTTTTGTTGAAGTCCTTCAAGACGGTCTCGAAAGGTCCACCAAAGACGTCAGGAAGCTGATTAAGTTCCTGTCATCGGCCAATCTAGGTGTGCTCGATCCTATTGATCGAAAGTTTAAGTTTGGCGAAACTGCGCTGTTCCTGGATTATAAGGTGTTTGGAGAGTTCGAACGAATTTCAAGTTCGCTCATCCATAACCTAGACGTGGTGCAGAAAAGTTCACTTCATCTAGTCAAGCACGACCCGGAGTGGTCAGTTCGCTTCGGAACGAAGATTGCGGAAGAGATCACAGATTTTAAAGAACGCATCAACCATTATTACCGCGGCGACCTTTCAAATGGCGAAGTTCTTGAGGATATTCTCCTCTTGTTCCGAAGACTTGAGCAACTTCTCGGCAGAATGAATGCTAAGAATTAATCTTGCCACTTCCCAAACATGGCTCCGAATATCTCCGGCTTCATAAAGTGGCATTCATCTCATTTAGGCACCTCGATCAGCTGGAAAGACGCGATCGGGCGCGGACCTTTTGACATTTGAAAGCTGTCTTTCACAAGTCGGGTATTCATCTCGGGCTGTTTGAAACGTGCCGTTGCGCCGGTTGCTATATAAGACGCAATCGGCTGATCTACCTTAACTGTGATCGTCGTGCTTACGGCTGTTGCTCCACCGCCATAGGCGACCTGCAAGAACTGGCGATAGTCGCCGCTCTTGAGTGAGAACATATCGCCGTCCATCAGCTGCAAGCCCGGCACAACGCCGGTCAGCTGCACTGTGTAGCCACCAGTCACCGTCCCACGTGACGCCGTTCCAGTAATGTGTGTGTTGGTTGGATCACCCCAATACGCACGCGGAATACAGATGTGCTTCGGACGATAAACAATCGTTTCCATGCCGCCCTTGGCAGCCGCTATGAAGGCCTGAAGCTGAACCGCCTCGCCGGCCTTCATCGGCAAAGTTTCCATATCCACAGTGCGATACGGATCAACGAATTCAACTGTCGAAATAACCCGACCGCCAAACTTCGTCTGACTGGTCGGATTATTAAGCAGGGGGTAAGACGGTACAAAGCGGACGGTTGAGAGAAGATCGATCATCGCACTAAACCCCGCCTTGATGCCTGCTTGCTATCCCGTGCGAAACGCATTGGACCTGACTTGTCGTATGCCTTGACTGTGCGAGAACTTGTGCTTTGAGACACATTCTCAACATACGAATGGAAGTTGCCGTCATTTTCGAACCGGGTCACTACATCCACACGCATTGGGCCCGTGGCTCCCGCTCTTTGTGGAGCACTGAGTATCGGCATTGATGGAATACGGGGAATGGACATAGCCACGCCGCCGCCGACAGAATATCCACTGACACCACGACGCATTGCATCAACAACAGACGGGCCGCCTGCGCGCGCAACGTCTTTTTGCGACCATACTACCTCGCCTTTATGAACCACGCCTGCAGGCTGATAGATACCACCAGGACCAGTATAGCCGCCTTCTGCAAAGCCGATGCTTTTCATCATCCCTGTAAGCCAGCCGCCTGAACGCGAAGCATTCGCCCCACCAAAGATGGCATCGAATGCGCTATTCAGGATCATTTCAGCCAGCTTTTTTAGGATACCCGCCAGAGCATCCTGAAGGCTATTTGCTCCAGTGATCGCGCCAACCATTCCCGATTTAAATGTGTCGTAGAATTCAGCGGCTGCTTGTTCAGCCTCACCTTGTTTTTCCTGAACATTGCGCAGTTCGTCGGCCTGACGCGCATAGGCTTCCGACACCGCATTGATAGAGGCAACCTGATCGGAAGATAGCTTGATGCTTTCCCAATCCTTGTCGCCTTTTTTGCGAGCCTCCTCGCGCAGTCGTGCAAGCACATCCTGCTCAAGCTCCATCGCAGTGCGGCGCTTTTCCTGCTCGATATATGTCAGCCCGGTAATCTTGGCCTCTTCAGCCAATGCCGCCGTACGATCCTTTACCTGCTGGGTAATCTGGAAGAAATAATCGTCTTCGGTTTTCTTAGGCGCTTTTTCTGCCTTTGGCTTTTTGCCTTCGGCACTCCATCGCTCGTTAGCAGCAATATTGGCGCGAGATATCGTCTCGATCTGCTGCTCAGTTAGCTTAGTGCCATCCTTGAGAGCATCATTGCGCACTTTAATGCGCTCCAACTCAAGCGTATGCTCTTTCTTATTCAGCGCAGCTTTTCTCAGAGCTTCTTTCTCGTAGGAGTCCGCAGCAAGCTGATTGACGTCGATGGGCAGTTGGTCGTCTTTGGCAGAGCGGCCGCGCTCTGCTGTCTTATCAGCTAATGCCGCATTAGCTTGACGGGCGGCTGTAGCCACATTGATTAATGTTTCAAGAAGCGGCTTAAGTTGGTTAGCAAGAGTCTGAAAATTTGGATTTGAGTTTGCTAGATCTTGCAATGCTTTCTGAACGAATTCCGCTCTATTCGCATTTTTGGAAAGCTCATCACGAAGACTCTGAAGTTGCTGGAACTGTTCAGGGCTTGCCATTGGCTGTTTGGCCATTTTGCCTGTTTCATCACGGACTCTCTCCATTGGAATGCCGCCGGCAATGATCGCATCAAAATAGTCATTGACCTTTTGGGTTGCTTCCTCGAATTCTTTCGCCCCAGCCTTGACCTCAGCTTTAAGGGAATTCAAATTGTAGGAAGCGTTCTTTTTTCCCGCCCCATCAACAGCATCGCCAGAGTTTCTAGCAGCTTCCTCGACATTTTTTAGACGATCTGCAAATAGCTTAGCGCCCTCGCTGGCCTCACTACTGGTACTATTATAAAGCAGCAACGATCCAACAAGAGCTCCACCAACCAACATCCCGACAGGACCGGCAGCAGCTCCGACCCCAGTGATTGCGGTCGCAAGCCCACCCATAGTGCGCGCCGCGGCTAGTGCCTTAGTGAAGTTAATAAGCGCCGCACCTGCTAAGCCAAGCTTGCTAATCATGACGGCAAGTGATCGACCGACAAGTACCCCCGCTAAACCCGCTGCGACCTGCAAACCGGAATCGGCCACTTTGTCGAAGTTATCAGCAATGATTATCAGGGCATCGGCGATCTTGCGTGAAGCACCAGTAGCCGTGTCGGCGTTGCCAACATACTGCAGAATCGCATTGTTGAGGAGCGTGAAGCCGTCACCAATGGTAGCGGGCATGTCACCAGCTTCTTTCCGAAGAAGCTCCATCTGGCTGGTTAGACCTCTAACGATATCTTGGCCAGTAATTTTGCCTTGCGCACCCATGCGGCGCAGACCGTTGGTCGTTGTTCCAAGACCAGCAGCAAGTGCTTCTGCGACACGTCCACCCGTCGAAATGACAGTATTGAGGTTGTCACCTGAGAGTTTTCCAAGAGCCATTGCCTTGGAAAGTGCATCTACAACGCTCGCTGCTCGATCGCCTTTAGCACCCGAAACGACAAGCGCGTTGTTCAATGCCTCAGTGTAGTCGAGCGTCTTATCTGTATTATAACCAAGGTCTTTGAGGGCAGTGGCATTGCCAAGATAACTGTCAGCTGTCTGTGTTAGATCAGAATAGGTTCGACGGGCCATTTCGCCCAGCCGTCCCATCACCTCTGCGCCCTTATCGATAGATCCGGCTGCAAGGTTGACGCGGGACGTCATATCCGTCCACTGATCAGTCATCTTTCGCAGTTGGTCCGCGCCAAGCACTGCACCAATACCGGCCATTGGCGCCACAAGACTACGGGCCATGTTTTTGCCGATTCCGTCTAAGCGCTTGTTCGCCGCCCGCCACGATTGTTCGACTTGCCGTGCGGCTTTGGCGCTTACGCCGTTCATCTGCTGCAAATCGCGCATAAACGGCTTCATCTCCATACGCATTACTGCGCGGAGCTCTTCCACAGTGACGGCCATGATTTATCCTGATAAAGAAAAAGCCCGCGTTAGCGAGCTTGGAGATGGGGATGAGATTATTGATCGGCGCTACGTGCGTGGCCGTTATGGCTTTCGTGGGCTATTTCTTTTGGAATGAATATGCAGATGCACAGGCTCGCGCGAAAAACGCGCAAGAGGAACTTGTGCGAGATTTTGATACCAATTGCAGAAGAATATCTCTTTGGTTTCCTCAGTACGACGATGCATACGCTCAATCCTTCAGCAAAAATGAGCGCCAAGATCGTGTCAAGGAATGCATCACCTACTTCGAAACCGGCAAGCGACCTAACTAACCCCTGCGGCCTTCACCATAGCTAAATGCTCTTGCCAACTTGGAGGAGCAACTTCTTCTTCTGCGCCATTTGCTTTTGACCAGCCTTTGGCTGCTGCCGATAATTCCCATAGAGTCATGCTATCGACGTCGCGCGGCGTGAAACCCATTACAGCACCCATGCCGTAATAAGCGGAGAAGACTAGGTTTCCGTCGTCGTCTCCACCTTCGGCTCCCCCGTAGTCACCGGCTCGTCAGCAGAAAGCGACTTCATGATGATTTGGGCAGCAAGGCCGATGTGTTCAGTCAACGGGCGGCTGTCGATGTAGGCTTGCACCAAAATGCTTGCTTCGGTTGGTGTAGTGCCGGCACCAATCAATCCCAGCCGAATAGGCTCACGCACGTCGTCAACGCGCCAGTCCCCGCCAAAGCTACGCAGCAGGCTATAGACATTGAAGTCTGCACGAAAGTCCGCATCCTCAACGCCAAGGCTATAATCAGCGGGATCTGGCCGTTTGTGATCTGCGGCCTGCGGCTGAAATGACATCAAACGCGCTAAGACAGTCGCAGGTCCAACCTTGCAGTTCTCCTGTAGCGTACGCAACTCGCCAATACCCAGGCGGAACGAACGCTGCGCTCCGCCAAGTTCATCTGTATATGTCTGGGTCATTAGGTTGCCGGCACCCATTTGATTTCACCATCGCTCTGAAGCGCAACGGTCGAAGTGACGTAGCCCTTGCCTTCCTTGGCAAGCCCAAGATTGGTCATGACATAATTGCCCTGGAAGTGACCGCCACCAAGCGCGGCTGTCAAACCGCCAAGTGTCACGCGAACAGCGAATGCCTCGCCAGCCAGCATCTTGGTGCGCAGAACGCCATAACTGACAGGATCCATTGTGCCTGCACCGTTGATACCGGCGGAAAGCGTATCGACCGAGCGCAGTACCCAATTTGGAGCATCTGGATTTTCGCAGTTGGGTTCGCTGGCGTCGGTGGTTGTTGCTTCAATCGAGAACTCTTGCGAACTGTTAATCGTGCAAGAATGCGACCACTCAGTAGGTGTGGCGCCATCTGAAAACTGAATAAGTAGCTGTTTGGTTACGGCCATGTCGGCTGTTCCTCTCAAAGAAAAAGCCGCTCGATGGCGGCTGCTTTTCGGGATTATTTCGGCTGGGTATCAATCGTGATTGACATGCGCGCTCGATAATGTGGCGGATCATCGGAATAGACGATTGTTTCAACCCGTATGCGATCAACGGTATGACCGACCACATCCAGAGACTTTTCGTGAAGATCGTCACGGATCGCCGACGCGACGCTTTTTGAATCCGCATAGGTCAGTGAATCAGCCCACACATCGATTTGCATCGTGCTTTCAGTACGGTCCCAACATTCTTCGTCTATTGGTGTTTCAAAGCCCGACCAAACCTGAACATAGGGATGCTGCGCTTCTGCCGGTATTTCGCTAAAAACTCGCTCGCCAGCAGCCGTATTCATTTTGCGAATGGCTGATACAAGCGCAGCTTGAATCGCAAGGTTAGGACTAGCCATTAGTCATCACCTGTTGAAGTACCCGCCTGATGCCAAGTCTTGCACGCCGCATAGCTTTCTTTTTTCCCAGCTTATAACCTGGCCAAAAGAAAGCCTTCGGAGCCATATTCTTAGTGCCGTACTCGACCGCTAGAGCGTAGTCATATGATGGCGCGTTTCCTTTGGCAGACTTGCGCACGACTTTGCGCGTTGATGGACCGCCGGCGACTATGGACACGCCAATCGTGCCGTCTGTCAGCGGATCTGTGCGAATGGAACCACGCAATGTGCCATCATCTACAGGCACGAATGAACGCTGCTGCATGTTTACCTCACGACCCGCAAGAGTGAGATCAGACTGAGCTCGAGCCTTTACGGCGTCTGGAATACGGGCAAGCTTTCGCTTTAGCTTTGCCATGCCGATGATTTTACCAATGCCCGTCATCATCCATCCTCGCCCTCAATCACCAACATCTCGAGATAAGCGTTCTGCTCGTCAGGATTGACCACGGTCTTGATACCGAACACACGGATTGGTCGTTGCTCGCCGTTGTTTCCAGCTGTGAGACCTGCACGCGCATCATAGGCACGCCATGTCGCTGTGACCTGCCGAGTTTGGCTACTCGCACGAACCGTGAGGTTGTATGGCTGTCGTGAAACCAGACGGGACGCAACAAGGCTTTCCGCATTGCCACCGAACTTCGGAGCCAAGCGCGCGGCAACAGTAAATTGATCAACCCACATGCCGCGGATACTGCCTAACCCGTCATCCACATTCCCGCGACGCTGGAATGTGACCTTGGCGTTCAAGCTGCCCGCACCACTACGATTTGCCATTTACACTCTCACGTTTTGGCGTTGGCAGTTTCTCTGCCTTGCCTTTTTTGACCGCTGACTCTGCGCACCTTGTAGTGACGAGACCCAACCAGCCTGCCTCGTAGGCGATCGTCACGCCATAACGCGGTGACCAATCAAAATTTTCTGAGAAACGAACGTGTGGCATCATACCCTCAACAATCTATATGGATCGATAAGACGTCGGGCCGTTGGGATCTCAGTATGAATGGTGCCCGTAATGTCGGATTCACGGGTTTCAAACATGCTCGCCATTGTGAGCAAAGTCGCCGCATCAAAAGCAAACTCGGCGCCGGCTGGCACCTCTTTGCGCTTGGTGTAGGTCAGCGTCCAATCGGCTGCCGCAGCTAGATAAAGTTCGATTTCTTGATCTTCATCATCGTGCGACACCCTCAGATGCTTTTTAGCAAGTTCAAGTGTCACCGCCACGGCGTTTACCCTTTGCTTCCAAAACAGGCACTGCCCAATCCTCCGCCAAGGCTACCTTGGCTAAATCACCGGTAACTATTTCTCCGACTTCGATTTCGCGAGGATAAACATCACCATCGGGGAGACCGTAAAATAACTTTGTGACTCGCGCTTCCATGTACGCCTCCGTTAAAAAACAGGGTGCCCGAAGGCACCCTATATTCGTTAAGCTGCGATCTTGTGATAGCGCAGAGCAGTTGGATCGGTCACACCGCCACCAACGCGCTTGGTCGTGTAGAACTGCACGAATGGCTTTTTCGTGTATGGATCGCGCAGAATGCGGATTCCCATGCGGTCGATGACCAGATAACCACGCTGGAAGTCACCAAAAACGACCGGGATGGCATTGGCAGCAATGTCAGGCATTGCAGCAAGCTCTGTTACCGGAAAGCCGAGAATCGTTGCAGGCTGTCCAGACTGAAGGCCTGGCTGCCAGATGTAGTTGCCGTTGCCATCTTTCAGCTTGCGCACTTCGCCCTGCGACTTGCGATTGAGTGCAAAACGAGCATTGGGAGTGCGTTCGCTTGGCAGATCATACACGAGGTTGATCAGGCCATCGGCTGTCAAAGCAGCGGCTTCGCCAGAATTGACCGTCGGGATAGCGCCCCACGGATGCGAACCAGCTGCTGTGTAGGTCAACAGACCTTTCGGCTTGTCTGTGCCGTTGCCCGAGATGAAGGCCAGACCTTCCTGATAGGCAAATTCCGTTTCGACTTCACCGGCAAGCCAGCTTTCCAGATTGATTTCGGAATCGTCCAGCAGTCGCTGAGTTGCGGCAGGAGTAGCGTAAATCTCACCCGTGTTGAACTTCACCTCTGCAAACTTCGCGGCCGCCGTCTCTTCACGCTCATCGGTTTCACCGACCCAGCCCGAAACAGTAGCGCGATCATTGTAGAGCTTTGAGAAGCCGTTTCCGCTTATCGTTTGAACCGTTGCAATCTGGCGCATCGGCGAAACAATCTTCAGCTTGTCAGTAATGGTGCGATCCCATTCTGTCGGAGCGGTATAGCCGCCTTCTTCTGGGACGCCGACGCTCATTCCGGCCTTCACGCCAGCAGTTGAAGCCGCTTCAAGACCAGATTCATCGCCCTTACGGAAGAAGCGATCAAACGCCTTTGCATATTCACCGCGGCCTTTTGCAGGTTCACCAGCCCCGCCCACCATAACAGCAGCAAGCTTTGAATTCGCATCGTCGATAGCCGCCGTAAGGTTGCTGATCTCCGCGTTGATACGATCGACCTTTTCGGCCTGCACCACGTCCTTACGAACGTCAGCGAGCGCCTTGGTGTGTTCGGCCTTGAAAGCTTCAAAGGCCACGCCCTGCTGTTCAATAAGGGCAGTTACAGTATTGATGTCAGTCATGGGATACTCCTAACGCTGACGTTAATTTTGTAAGTGAAGCCGCGAGTGCGGCGTATTCAGACGGAGCAACGTCAACGTTGGAATTGGGCTCAGCGGCATCATCGCGCGCGGCCTTCTTCATGTCTGAGATAGTTGTTTTGGCTTCTTTGGCGGACGCACCGGCAAGTCTCAAAGCGCGTTCGGTTTGTTTTTCAGCCCGAAGCGCGTTCGCCTTCGTGTTCGGTTCCGACTTGATACGGTCAGCCGGTAGCAAATCAGTAGCAAAACCAGCATCAATTGCCGCCTGACCAGAGAACCAAGTTTCTGCATCCATCATTGCGACAATGGATTTCAGATCATTGCCGGTTCTGGCCTCATAAACCGAAGCCATGTTGGCGTCGAACTGTTCCATCGTGACCGCCATTTCAGCAAAGTCACGACGATTGCCTTGCGCTATGGTCCAGCAGTTGTGAATCATAATCGAAGCTGAGGAACCGATTTCGATCTCGTCACCTGCCATCGCGATAATGCTGGCAGCACTTGCCGCGACACCAAGTACTTTAACCTTGACCGACAGATTGTGTGCATCAGCGTGATCACGGATCTTGTTAAAGATCGCCACACCTTCGAACATATCGCCGCCTGGTGAATTGATATGAACTTCGAAGTCGCGACGTCCAATGGTTCGGAGAGCTGCATCTAGCCGCTTGATCGTAAAGCCACCACCCGTCCAGAAGTCTTCGCCGATCACATCATAGATTGAGATCACATTGTCACCGATTGCATCCGCGGAGAGGATGGATGCATCCCACTTCTCAAAGACAGCATCAGGCGTTCGCGCGCGAACGCCATCTCGCACCGGCACAGCAATTCTAGGTAGGTCCATGTTTGATTATTCCTGTGGCAAGTCTGCCGTGGATGGTTGAGAACCAACTGGCGCCATATTGAGTGGCTGGAGATATTCGTCGCCGCCCTCAATTGGGTTCATGTCTTCCAGCGCGCGGATGTCGTTTGACGAAAGCCAGCCCCACTGCTTGCCAGTGGCGTAAGCGCCATATCGAGCGACTGTGTCACCCTTGAGCAGAGCCGCATGGTTGAACTTGGCATAGAGATCGGTTTCTTTTTCATCGATCAGATCACGCCCAATGGCCTGCTCCCACATCGTGAGCCAGTCCTGCATGGTATAGGTGACGAAGCCGATGCCCATCTGCTCAATGCCGGTTCCCCAGCTCGACGCTTTGTCGTTTAATCCAATGAGGTGCAAGGGCACGCCAAAATACATGCCGATCTCTGCGAGTGACTGAACGCGGGTTTGAATGAACTGCGCATCAACCGACGTCATGGCCAGACGACTGTATTCCATCCCCTCTTCGAGGATGAGGTCGCGACCCTCAAGAGCTCCACCCGATCGGTAGTAATCCAGACTTTCCCGAAGTGCGACAACGCCTTCCTCACCTAGCGTTCCGGGGTGCTTGATCACACCACCCGCACGAGTACCATTCTTGAAGAGTGCGCCCGCATGATTTTCGGTAGCAATCGCAAGACCCATTGCCTCACGAGCATAGGTGATGACCGGCAACCCGGTTACACCGTCCATGGTTAAGCCGCGCAGATGGAACATATCGCGCTGTTTTAGAATGGTCCGCACACCGGAAGGCAGTGTGACATTGTAGGTTATCGACAGATCGCGCTCTTGCTTGGCCTCAACATTGTCAGCGTTGAGAGGGATGAGCTCAAGCACCTTTTTGCCCGACCGAACAATAAGCGCATATCCATTGCCACGAAGCAAAACGCTGGCTTGCATCATTCGTCTGAATTCAGCAGTCGTTTGCCACTTATTCGGCTTACGCCTTAGCACCTGCCATAGATCATGATCTTCAGCGTCAACGCGTGCACCATTGACGCGGCGCTTTAAATCAAGTGGCAGAGTGGCAACGCCACCCGAAATCAGATTTACACAGCGCCAAACAGCAGAAATTTTCATGGCTGCATCAGCAGTGACGTTTGCACTTGGCATCTGCCCTGCCAAATATTCTTCCAGCGATGACGCCGCCATACTATTCCATGAAGGACCAACGAAAGCTGGATCTCTTCGCGGCGCAGAGGGGGCAGCTGTGCCCGATCCTCGCCACCAGTCTCTCAAGCCCATACGGCCCTCACAATATTAAAAGGCCACGGCCTTTGCGGTATACGGATGGTTTTGGCTCTTCTGGTGTAACTTCGCGAGCCTTTAGGCCGATTGCCATCGCTGATGCGACAGCGCCATCGATACGAAATCTGGTTTTGCTCTTATCGAGTTTACGATTACCGGATGCGTCAGTTGCCACGATCGCGTTCGCAAAGCAGAAAGTCAGCACTGGATTGCCATCGTGCTTTAAACGACGATGAATGACTGAAGCTTCAAGCGCTTCAACCGCTGGTGACATATCGCGATATCCCTGCCCCCACGGAACAAGGCGCAACGCGCCATCAAATGGCTTATCCTTGCCGTCGATATAGACGTCGACACCAATGCGCTGAAATTCGACAAGCAGCTGTTCGATGCGCCAGCGGTCATATGCCAACCCGACAATATCATACTCTTCGCGAATTTCAGCAATTCGCTGAGCAACATACGCGTAATCGATAGCGCGGCCCGGAGGCGTATCTAGCCACCCTTCCGCTGCCCAAACATCGTAAGGTGCACGATCGCGTTTTGCATGATCTAGCAGAAACTCTTGTGGCTTCCAGTTCCACGCCTTTAACCTATCCTCACTCGCGTCGGCGCTCACACCAACAAGAGAGGTCAGATCATGCACGCCCGAAAGATCGAGGGCGAAAAAGGCTCGCTCTCCCGCTATGAGAGTTCCATCTGTCTGGCACGCCTTCCATTCGGAACGAGGAATGAGCGGGGATGTCTGATCTACACGCTGGTTGAGATACAGGTTACGGAAACTCGACTCCATTGTCTTCATTCGAGACGCCTGCACAGCAAGCGCCTTGAGATCTTCAATAGACCTGAAGTCTCCTAAAGCCGGATTTGCTGCGTTCCACGCATTTACGTCCATGATATCGGCGTCGTCATCTGCACAATACAGGTGGACTAGAACGGTCTGATCGTCAGCTACAAGGCCATCATCAATCAACTTTGAAAGCGGGTGCTCAGGGTCGGGTGACTGTGTAGAAATGACGATCCCGAGCGGCTCTTGCCGTGCGCCCTGAGAAGTATTCATTACCTCATAGAGCTCTTGGTTTTTAGACTGAGCAAGCTCGTCGTAAATCCAAACAGATGGATTTAATCCGTGCTTTGTGCCTGCTTCGGCGCTCAGTGCCCTGTAGAAGGAGCCATTGCTCTTACACACAACGGTTTTGGTCGACGGTACAACGTCAAGCGCTTGGCTTAACTCTTCGTCAGCATCCACCAACTGGCGAATGAATTTGAAAACCTGTGCCGCCTGCTCTCGATCATTAGCAGCTGAATAGATTTCGCCGTTCTGTATAGCCTCGGGGCCGATAAGATGAGCCAGTGCAATGGCAGCAATAATCGCCGTCTTGCCGTTTTTACGCGCAACTGACAGCAAAGCCCGCCTCACTCTTCGAAGGCCTTTCGCGTCATGCGGCGCATACAAGTCTGATATGAACTGCTTTTGCCAAGGTCTAAGCAGTAGTTGACCGCCTTGCCCTTCACCGCTCGGTACGCGCAACAGCTCAATGAACTGGATCACACGTTCTGCACGGTTCAGCCCCTCTTGGGTTACGCCTTCACCGCGCTTTGCCCAATCAGGCCTGCGAACTTCGATTTTGGCTTCTCCTCTGGGGCGACAAGACCAGCACGCGACTTAGGGTCTAGCCCTAAGCGGTCGCCCATTGCCATCATAATGCGTGCGGCTTCATTCTTGATCTTGAACCATGGGTTTACTGACAGATTCCCAGTCAAACCAGGCACCAGTGCTGGTTCTGTCTTCAATGCTTCCGTCGCGCGCTTATGGTCAGCCCATGCGGCTGCGTAAACGGCAATACCGCCCGCGTCTGTCGACGAGTAAGTACTTGGCGGCATAGCCGAGACGATCATCTCGAAGCACTCGCGGGCATCGTCATCTAAATAGTTTGGAATATAAACATCGCCGTTCGGACGTATCGACGGTGCACGCTTCTTTCGCTTGCCCGGATTGCCCTTCAGCGCCTGAATTTCAGGCGTTTCAGGCCTTGGCCCTCTTGCGCCCATTATTCACCTGTAAAAAAAACTTTGAAAACTTGCGGGATCGCGTTCGTGAGGATGCAGCCGTTCCGCCGAAATCGTTAGCGTTAGACTTTTCGACCCTCCCTACCCTTGATGGGTGCCATTTTAGGTACAATCTATCGGCCACCCGTCGGCCCCAAAGGTCACGATGGTTTGACCGAGTTCCATTCTCTGCTTCGTCCCATCATGGCATGGTTTACAAAGCGATTGAAGATTGTCTGGATTCCAGAAGAGTGACACATCGCCCTTATGAGGTATGCGATGATCACACACGGTCGCCGGTTCTACATCACCAACCCGCAAGCAGAACATACACAGCGGCTGATCAGTCAGTTGTCGCTCGCGCATTCGCTGCCATCGGGCAGACTTATAGAGGTGAACCCATGTGCGTTGTGTCATAGAATTATGTTTCTACTGCCCAACTGCAGTTGACCTGAAGAGATATGGCGGTGATTTTAGAACATCCAAACATCAGTCGGGGGATTCTATGAGCAACAACACGACAACTTTTTATCCCGGCGTTGGTGCCGACGACCAAGTCGCCGCCTTGGAACGTTTGGTCGGTCAGATCACTGGACGGTGGGCACAGATCGAAGACCAGCTATTTGATCTGTTTGTTATTGCTCTCGCGGGCTCCAAAGTCTTCTCTGAAATTGAACCATACCGGGCTGTATTCTTTTCATTTAGCTCGTTCGAGGGCAAAATGAAAATGCTCAACAATGCGCTTAAGGCTCGCTTAAGTGATCGTTGTGAAGACCTAGAGAGATGGAACCAACTAAAAAAGATTGTCGAGCAATTTTCGAAATTGAGAAACGAAATCGCTCATTTGGTGCCAGTGACCTTGGCCACTACTGACGCATATGCCGAAGCGAATGTGCGTTTGGTTCCCCCATTTTGGAAATCGTCTCTCAAAGGTCATGATTTTGAAGGGGCGGGATACTCGATAGCAGAGCTTAGAGTGGCACTCCGACCGTTTTGGGGTTGGGACCCAACTGTATTTTTGGATGATTTTCCTGAAGAAGACAGCGTATATCAGCTAGGCTATCGCATTCAAGAATTTGAACGCACTTTAGATAATCCGCGTTCCATTCTGCATAGAGCTGAACAAATTGTGAATTCGTTCTCTCAGCATGTAAACAACAATAAATGAATTGTTTGGCGGGGAGGCACTGGCTTTATCTTGCCAACCTCAACCCGCCATATCCCGTCTGCCGGAGGAGTGCACTGTGTTGAGATGGGTTGTTTAAATAGAGTTGCACATTGGATTAGCAAGTATCATAAACCATCATTCTTGTTATTATTGGGGGCAAAATTGTCAAGAGTCTTGAAACGAATTTGCAGGACGACCTATAGGGAATCGTTCGACGTATCGAAAATGATATCAGACTACGTCGGCATGATAGTGAGGCTGATATTCGTCACCGCGTTAATGCTCATCTCGATCATTAAGACAACGGATATCGGGTGGTCGATGAGCCTATATTTTATATCTAATTTATTTCTATCGATATTCTTATTGATTCTATCCATTACCTTTATAATTTCGTTCTGCATAACAAGTATTAGAATTGCAAACAAAGTATACAATAATGATGATAAAACATTAAGTTTCACACCAACCGCTTTTATAATTATATCTATTGGGGCCTTAATATATATACTTGTTGATTACGCTCATAATGATACCGTAGTTAAGGATATGATAAGTAGAATCACCCAATAACACGTCATATTAAATGACAAATGGCTTAACTTAGAATTGTAACCCCCGACACAATAATGACATCGTGAGCGGCTGTTGTAATCGAACTGAAATGGAAAAGGCTGCGCAAGGCAACCTTGATGTAGTCTTCCCCTAATTGGGGAGTTGAAGGGGATCGGCTTATAAGCGACTAAGCAACGTCCGCGAGCCCCGACAATCGCTCTGAATATTGTTCGCCGGGGGAGCGCCCACACAGCGCATCAACCCCGGCATCACCGCAAGCGTAGGAGAAGAACCACTTGCAGTGAATAGTTACTCCTCATTCAGTGGCTGCACCTAGCTGCAGCATGATGAAGCGTTGCGCGACATGGCGCGTAAAAGCATGGGTGTAGCCATTGAGTGACATACCCCTCTTACTGATACTCACCATATTGTTGGGGTTACCCCACATTAAGCCGCATATTTTTTGATTGCCGCTGCAAGATTATCGTTTGCGGCCAGTAGTGCACGCCTTCCGCCACTTCGCTTGTCTGCATAAAAGTTCGATAAGCCAAGCTTTACGCCAACTTCTGCAAAGCTCCTCGCCTTCATTGATGCGTCCAAGGTATCTATATCCCGTTGTGAAAGGGCATCGAGTGTCGCTTCCCACACCTCACGGTCTGCTATGGCTGTCGATACGTCTTGCCATTGCAATGAACCGGGATCTCCCTTGGGTAGTTTCTTCATTCCAAGAAAAAGATCAGCGACAGCTGCGGGTTGCCAAGGCAGACCAGGCGGGCATCTAGTTACCGGCGGAAGCACTGGCGTGTTCGCGTACGCCTTCGCCAGATCCGCCATTGCCTGCTCTCTGGTGGTTTTCTTGTACGGCTTGCGTTTTACTGTCTTGGTTTTGTTGGAAAGATTGGCTTCAAGTATCTCAGCGAAATAAGCGTTACTCGTCGTGACGCCTTTGTTGTTTCCGCCAAGGATACGCTCTTGATCTTCCGATGCGCCGAGCAATGCGCCCACTGGCACCGTGGCGTCGTATCCAACAACCTTGCCATCAGGGCCGCGCTTGTAAGCACGCTCGGTCACATGTCCATTGGAGAAGCGCAGTTTACCGATCCTCGTGACAACTTTGTGCGACTTTCCGGAGTTGTCGACATGTTCACCAAACTCGATATCTCCCGAGACTGGATATGGATAGGACTTCTCTCCTTTGCCGCGACTTCCCTTCTTGCTTGTTCTGCTGGGACAATAAGCAACCTCGCGGTAGTCCGCTTTAACAATCTCCCGCTCAATCTCACCAATGGTTGGGCGTATGTTGATGCGGCGTTCAACGTGAAAATCTTTGATATCTGAACGCTGGCTATCATCACCGTGATCTAAGTTGTCTTTTGCCACAATGCGGTTCCAGTTGGTCTGCATCGGCTCATAATCATCACGCGGGCGATTGCGGTACGCCATCAGTGGCGCCAGCTGATCGGCCATTGATCCATTTCGGCTCATGCTGCTCCTCCATGATAACGCTCTAAAGCTGCTTTGCCTTTCGGGCTGGCAACCAATTTGTATTCACCCGGTTTTCCTGCTGGCAGCCATTGAAGCATTTTTCGGCGTTCAAGGCTGGCTATCGTGTTTTCACCTCGAGCCTCACTACAATTTTGATGCTTGCTTTGCCCTAACATCCAGGCTTGGTCACGCGTGATGTTCAACTCGTCATCTGTCCATGCCATTGTGCAGGCAGGCACGTTATCGTTGGCGGCGGATATTGGTGCCATGGTCTCTCCTCGTGTGTGGTGGTTTGGTGAAATCGCACCGCCGCACCGTCTATAGGAATAGTATCGGTGCGTGCGACAGTGTGGGGACATAAATGCCCCCACACAACAATCTGTTTTTGTTAAAAAATCGCACCGGCCGTGCGGATTGATTTTATTGGGTTTTTTGCCTTTTTTAGCGCTATCGGTGCGACCCGTGCGAACGACGGTGCAGTGCGAAAAATTACCGCTAAAACGAATACCGGTCGCACCGCTGACTTTAATCAAACCGTGCGGTTCAATTACCCGATTTTTTTCTCATTCGAGCGGCAAAATCAGCGGCTTGGCGTTCAGAATGACGGCGTGCCTTTGCATCTGTTAGAGCCTCGTAACCTGCCTCCGTCAGCTTCCACTTGCGCGCTTCGTATCTCGCCAGCTTTTCACGCTTTAACCTGTCTGTGGCCGTCTGCACGCGCCTCTTGTCTGGCTTGCCATCCTTGTACCATCCATTAGATTCAGCCATCGCGGGGGTCGACTGGGTGCCATCCCTTTCAATTTCTATAAGAATAGCATCTAAGTCAGAGAATACTTGTCTATTCGCAGCGCTAACCTCCTGCGGGGTAAGATCCTCAGCTAGTACCGTTGGAACAGGCCGTCCACGTGTGTCAACCAAAGCAGGCGCGGTGGACGTCTTCAGCTTAAATGCAATGGGCTCAAAATCTGGCCCACGATGTTTGCCCTGCCAGTGCATCTTAACCATGCCATCGGCTTTGGCTAATGTCAGGTTCCCATCCACTTCCGCTATGAATGCACCACCACCGCGCGGGAGCAGATTATCTGCACCAGCATTTTTGATCGGATGGCAGGCCACCAATACAACCGGGCCGCCGGGAAGTTCACAAAGCTTACGCAGGCTACGGGCATGGTTCCCAGCTTCAACATTAGAGTTCTCATCCGTGCCGAAGAAGTATGCTGCAGATGTGTCCACGACGATCATATCGACGCCGCCTAATCTATTCACGTCAGCCTTGATCCGAGCAAACATCTCATTGACGTTCAAAGTTCCTTTTATGAAATGAACATCAATAAGATCAGCGTCGAACCCCATTTCATGAGCCATCGCTATCCACCGCATGGTGACATCGTCAGGATTTTCGCCTGCGAAGTACAACACTCGACCCGAACGAACCTCACGCCCGCCGATCGCCAAATTTAGCGCCGTTGAAGCTGCCATCAGCAACAGAACAGCGGTTTTCCCCGTACCCGTCATGCCGGTCAACGAATAGAAAAAACGAGCCTGGATCACTCCATCAATATGATAGTCTGGAGGCGTAAATCCTCGTACCAGTTCACCACTGGAAACTATACCCTGATAAGGCTTGGTCTCAGCGCGACTGTCCTTTTTTCCGACAGTTGGTTCATTGTCATTGTCCGCTGTAGGATGCTGGCGGCTTTTATTGGAAAGTTTTGCAAAATCGATAGAAGCAGGTTCAGAAATCTTTTCAAACTTAGACCACATCCTGAGGAAGTCCGCATTCAAACGATCCTCTGACGTGTATCTCTCCTTCCACTTACCCTCACACGCTTTTATCAGCGCTAGTGCCTCTTCTGGCGGGTGTCCGTCAAAGGACAACCTTTCAACAACGCGTGCTGCGTGGGTGGACCGATCCGGCTTACCGTCAGATTGCAACAGCTCTGTCGCTACTATTGAAACAGAAATGCCGTCGACATCAGGCAAACTACCTAAGTTTACCTGCCTCGTCTCCCCTGACGTCGATCCAGATGCCGCTCCTACCGTGACGGCGAAAGACGTTGTATCTACAAAACTCCCGTCCCATTCCTGTAAGACGGTTACTTTCGCAGGCTCTCTATCGCGTCCACGTTCAATCTTTTTCGCGTTTGGCCAATTGAGAGTGCCAGGAACGCGCCAAACGTGGCTAATATCAGCAGTTCCGAAATCGGAACATGTCGCTAGGCGCAGTGCGGCTGCAATTGGCTTTGCGACTGCCGGAGTAAGTGGCTTATCGAAGATCCAGAATGGTTGCTGGTTGCCAGGAGAAGTTTCAAGAATAAGGCTAGGTTCAAACGGCATTTGGCCAACCTTGCCTGTGTCTGCGTCCATATCTGCGACCAGGCCAAGCACTGCAACTATGTCAGATTCAGTCCCGCGTTTCCCTCGCCCCAACCCCTTGCGCATCACCTGCAGACCAACATAGACGTTCGCTTCTGGCGTTTCGGCGTGAGCTTCAATAGCGTCGACCATGCCGTCGACATCACCCACACTGTGATGCGTAACGGTGCCTGGTCGGTCATCTTCACGGTTAGGAGACGCGAAGAAAGTTGAAACGACAAGAACTCCATCAACGCCCTTAGCGGCGTTATGAAGCAATTCCACATGTTGGCGGATGGCAGAGGCTGATTGCGCTTCAGGCTGCTGTGCTATTTCGGTCATTGGTGGCTCGGCCTCCGTTGAGTTCAGTCCAAGCTGCGGAAGTGATTTTCGCTGAAAGTTCGGTCGAAAACGTTATACAATGCCGACCCTGAGAGTTTGGGGAGACCGTACGCAATTGGCCATTGCCATTGCGGCGTAGCGAAAGATTGTAAATCCGGCAATCGGGCGACAACTCAACGTCAAAAAGCGCAATAGTTCTCTCACCGACGCCGAATGGCGCCGGTCGTATTGATATGATTTTCATGGGTTAAGCCGCACTCCTATTAAACTTGGATGTGCTCCAGACGAAGGTTTCGGATTCGCAAGACCATGTAGGGTGCTCTGAGAGACCAGCAGCGGGAAGAATGTTAGTGTGCCCGATAGCCGTCGAGATTGAAGCAATCCTGCCTTCACGGATGTCCGCAAAGAACGGTCGGAATAAGAATTCCTCGTGGCTGATCTCTTTGCCGATCTTTTTAATCCCAAATAATTCTACGTACGCATCGGTTTTCATACGAATGGCAGCTGCGTCGATATCGTTGCCAGACCTTGCACATGAACGAAACACGATCTCACCGCAGAATTTACCAGCTTCGGGACCATCAATTACGTGAGCGTGAAGATTGGAATATATCAACCGCCTCCGCTCACCCGATGTAAACTCCATCCGGTACAGTCCATCAGGGATTTTGTGGTCTTCGATCTGCTTCATTCCATTCTCCTCGTATAGGCGCACGTATCCGTGGCGCGGATCGCGCAAGGTGTTTTGGTTTTGGTTGGTGTGGTGGGCTTAGGCGGCTTCTACTGCCTCGAAGTTGTTGTTCGCAGCCTGCCAAGTAGATGTCGCAGCGTACTGATTGCGCCAAGCATCAAGATCGGCAACGTCATAAATCACTGATCGTCCCAGCTTGAAGAAGCGAGGGCCAGTTCCGAAATGTCGGAACTTATCCAATGTGGACTTTGATAGGCCTAGGTAGTCGGCTGCCTCTTTAACGCGAATGTTTTTGCTCATGTTATCTCCTCGTGTGGTTGGCCTCCAAAAAATTGTCAGCGTGGTGGGCTGACAATTCACATCATGGTGGGAGTGACAGGTCGGTCAACACCACCATGTGAAAAAAAATCAAACTTTGTAGAAAAAAAAGAAACTCAGTGTTTCCGTCGAAGTTTCCCGGCAATATTGTCTGCGATAAGATCCGCTGCTCGCCGAACCGGATTGACGTCAAGGTGTGCATATCGCTGTGTGGTCGACGCTTGCGAATGTCCCAATAGCTTTCCGATTACAGGCAGGCCTAGTCCTCCTCCGGCGCCAACAGACGCGAAAGTGTGCCGAAGATCATGTATCCGCAATCCTTTCAGGTCAGCTCTTTCTGAAATTGTCGCCCAAGGCTTCTTGATGTCATGGCGCGGCTTTTCATCTTTCATGCCAGCGCTTTCACTCGCCACAACGTAAACGCCGACACGAGGGATGGATTGAAGAACTTCAATCGCGGCCTCAGAAAGAACGACGGTTTTTCGCCCCGTTTTGGAATCCGGTAAGAAAAGCAAACCACGCTCGAAATCGACTTCCGACCAGCGCAGATGCAGGATTTCGCGAAGTCGACAACCCGTAAGCAGCAGCAGCCGGATCGCACCTGTGACGTGCGCACCATAGACGATATGCCGTGTGTGCTCACCCTTGCGGTGACGGCTTTTCTCATTGTCTCCAGTCACATTGTAAGGGATGCCGATAGTCTCCGCCTCATTCAAAGTTGCGCCCAGTCGCTCCAGTTCATCGCCAGACAAAAAACGTTCTCGCGACTCCTCTTTGAACTTCTCAATCTTCGCAGCTGGATTAAAACCATCGGGAACTAGGCCAACGGTAGATGCCCACCCAAACAATGAAGACGTGATGGCAAGGGCTTTATTGGCGACATAATCACCACCTGTTCGCCGCTCTCCCTCCTTTTTTAAGGATGCTTTGTCGTGCATCTTGGAAATGTCCGATCTCGCTATTTTAATAGCGGCTTTGTTTCCAATCGCCGGACGAACGTGCGTATCAAAGACACTCCTGTAGTCAGCGATGCTATTTGGTTTCCTTTTCTTCTCGACGTGTCGCTCCATGAACTCATCGATCAGATCGTTCATCGACATAGCTGCCCGTTCACCCGCACGCTCTGCGGCCGGGTCACTGCCAAGCGAAACCGCTGACAGTATCTTGTCCGCAGCAGTCCTTGCCTGATCGGGAGATAATTCCATCCCACCGATACGCATGCGTTTTTTTGTTACAGATCGGCCGCCTGCTCCTGGGCGATATTCAACGAACCAAGATCGGGCGCCTGTAGGAGTGATCTTCAAACCAAAGCCAACTAGCTTGTCATCAAAATAGAAGGCATTCTTTTCAGGTGTGACAATCGAGTTTACGTTCTTTTGGTTGATACGAATTACAGGCAT